GTTCTAGACGTGCTGCATAACGTATAGCAGCTGTGTGGTATAAAAAAATCTGTTGTGGCCAGCGATAACTTAGGTGCAGATAAATTCCTTTTGTTTGTCTGACTAGCTCTTTTGCAAGAGTCGTCTTACCTGCACCGTCTGGTCCTTCTAATATTATTATCATCTAATCTCCATTAGTGAGATCTGTAAGGTCTGGTTTTTGCCAGCCTTCTGGTTTTTTGATGCCGGATTTGTAGTAACCGTCATCGTCTATTACTCTTTCTTTACGCATATTGGCCTGATGCACGCGGTCCCAACCAACCTCAAGGTCGAGACCCTGCATGCGTGCAGTACCTATTGCTAGGTATATCAGATCAATTAATGCGTCAAACTCCTCTGCTACACTATTAGCTTTAGAATACTCTTCAAGTTCTTCATACATATGACGTATACGTTCATCACGAGTAGCATTGTCTAGGCTACGTGGTAAACCGTCATACTTTAAGCTAAACTTAGCTAGAAAAGCGTCAACGTCTTTTATCATGGTTGTAATTGCCTCCAATCCTCTGAGCTAGACCAGCGAGTATCTACATCTCTCAATGATTGAAATCGTCTGTTCCACGTCTCATTGTTAGGATTTTTTCTTAGTTGCCAAATACAGTTGCGAGACCTATGAGGAAATAGAGGAGCAAAGATCGTAGCTAAATAGTTTGTATCGTAGTACAGACGTAGCTGATCGAATGTATTTTTATGCTCACCTAGTTCATCTTTGTAGTCTTTTATGCTTGCAAATGTACCCCACACGCCTTCGATAGCAAAGCCGACATCTTCTATCATGCCTCCTAGTGCTTCATAAGTCATTTCGTTGATGTGATTGTTAGCAGCGCCAACATCAGGGTCCCAGCAAGGTGTACTAACAAATGCAGTACCCTCAGGTTCTAGTAGCTCAAAGATCTTGTTGAGCATACGTCTTGAGTGTTCAGGTGCTACATGTTCTAGTACCTCAAAGCAAGTGATAGTGTTAGGCAGACCCTCTTCAAAGTCAGCAGGTTTCAGATCACATACATCTGTATTGCCTGCTAGTTTAGGTTTCCACTTAGCATTATCAAATTGTTTTGGCATAGTTAGTTTGTTGACATCGCAAGCATAGTACACTGTCGGCTGCATTCTGCTTGAGTGCATAAGCTTTGCCATAGGTATCTCTTTACCACAGCCTATATCTAAGATACGTGCTGTAGCATAGCGCTTGCGATCGTTTAAATGTTTTGCGACGTGAGTCCATCTAAGACAATGAGCAATGTAGTCTCTGTGTAAGAAACCACGTTGCTCTGCATTGTCGATAGATAGATGCGTCTTGTCGATCTTTCTATTCGGGTTGGCCATATTCCTCCTCTAGTTCTTGATAATTATTGAGTATACACATGTGAGTTTGCTTATCGATCAATGCCAGTGTCTGTACGTCTGGCGAGACCATGTTTGTAATGCCACTCTTTTGTATTCGTATAAACCTATGAAACTCATTTTGAGTAACATAATCAGTTGGTTTGAGTTTGTCGTTCATTTGTTTCTCCTTTCTTGTGAGCTGTGTGCAGTACCTCAATACAGCCTAGTTTAGTTAAAAACCCAGCGTAATACGTGAGTATACGCTCGGTCTTCTGTTTCGTCTTTAACTGATTATTGAAGGCCATACATTTAAGCAACTGTCGCTGCTCAATGGTACCGTGACCCTCAATAATAGTCAGGAGGGCATGCGCCTGTGTTGGCAGACGCACGTTACCTCCTTTGCGTTGTACGAATATGTAGTACTTATGCAGCCTTTGCATACTCTAACGCCATTGTTAACGCTTTGCGTTTCTGTACTGACTTAGCGCCAAACCAAGCCGAGTTCAAAGTTGCACTGCGATCGTTACCACTAATATGATCAACATGATACGTAACTGCATTGAATGCAGACCACCACGTACCCTCTGACATCTTAGCACCTGGTTGTGTAGCTATAAGCTCATGTATAGACTTAGCTGTACGATTGAACTTATCAAGCTTACTCTTGTCTTTAGCAACGGAGGGCTGGTAAAGACGAGCAATAAACTCTTCAACCTTAGGTTCCTTGTATTTTTTCTTAGCAAGGTACTCAGACTGCTCTTTGAATGCAGCTAACTGTATGTCAGCTAGTCCTAGAGCATGCTCTGCCTTAGACATAACGTCTTCACTGAACTCACTGACGTGAGCTACACGAAAACGCTGGTTAGACTTAGCATCGTTGAGTGCCATGGTAAGAGTGTTATTGCAGACCACACGGATCGGTGTAAACATGATCGTTAACGCCTTACCCCATATATGAGGATGTGAGATCAGCAAATGCCCTTCGACATCATCACCGCCTGGTAATGTAAAGCCTTTGCGAATATTAGCAAGACCCCATACCTGACGACCGTTGTCTAAGGAGCCTGCTGTATCCATAAACATATCACCAGCCTTACAGAACTTGTTAAAGAACTTAAAGACCTCCCTGTTTTGGATAGGTGTATAGTTCTTACCGCAAGGACCTAAGACGGTATTATCAGATTCTCTGACTAGTAGATTCCAGTCAGGAGAGATATGATACTTACCGGCGTTAGTGTCTTTGTAGTAAGCAGGTCGTTTGCTAACAATCCAGTCAAGGCCAGCCTCTTTGAGCATTTGATCAGGGGACAAACCGTCCTTGACCTTACGCCCTAAGCCGTGCCATGGTGTCTTGCCGGCATACGCCATAGTTTCTACCATATGTGACATAACTTTCTCCTTTATTGTCAATTATTACTTGTAATTCTATTATATCATATCGTTAATCACGAGTGAAAACAGATTTACACTGATTTACAGACACTTCATTCTGTTGATCGGACTTCGGCGTCAATAAATTCTTTTGTTCGTGCTTACACTTGATAAGCATCGCCATTAGTAGACCTGGGATTGTACGACACTCACGCTCTGCTGCAATCTTTAGTGCCTTGTGCAGCCTCTTTGGTATGTTGAGCGTGGACCGCTTCTCTTTCTGATACTTAATGGCGCGTCTTTGAGTTGTTTTGTCCATGTATTATTCCTAATGTCTTTAATTCGCGGTAAATCATCTCTGTAAGTATGTCAGGGGCAGTATAGATCGGTTGTGTAGTGATCAGGTTGCCATTTTCACGGTACATGAGCTTAATTTTTACGTGTTCATCGTCTTCTGCGTCATAAGAAACGTCGCAGCGTACTAATTCGATTGTGTCAGCCATAGTTTTCTCCTGTTAATTCATTGTAGCACGTATTGGGGTAA